TATTGTCAAAACGAGCATAATAGCGAGGTGTTCCCGTTGTAGAGGAATTAGGATTAAATTCCTGAATAAAATTTACGTCTTTTTGCAATAAAAACTCTTTAGAACTTGAATTTACAATCGACATACTGAAAGAAGACAAAAAATCAGAAGGGACTGCAAGATATTGATTTCCAGAAGTCATAGAGGCCGTAGCGTTTTTCCTAAAATATTCTAGATCTACCGCCTTTAATATTCTTTCTTCCGCAGTTTTTATAAAAGTATCTAGGGTCGCTACAAACGTTGTTTCCGTGTTTTCCGCATAATTTTGTATAGCGGTTTTTAATCCTGAATATGTAAAGCTCATGTCGTTGTCACCGTCACTGTTCCAATAGATCCCGTTCCTTCAAGATCTGAGGTTAAAGTAAAACCTATTATTCCATCATCTATATTAGTATAAACTATAAAGCCCGTTGTTTCTACTGCATTATCAGGACGAGCGTCCCGTAAAGCCTGAGCATCTGCTGTAACCTTTATTGGTTTAAGTTGAGGATGTTTTGACTCATACTCGTCTTTTCCAACAAGCATGCCATTCCATTCCTTCCTCATATCTTTAAGTCTATATCGAAACCCAGAACGATCCGATATTCCAAAAGCATGCTTTCCAGATGCGGTTCTAGCCATTAGTTTACCCTCAGATAATCATACCTCGGCACAACGTTAAAAGAGGCGCGGTCTCTGTCTTCTTGCATTGCTCTATCAAACTCTTCTTCATAAACCGCCTTTAAAAGTTGTATTCTTTCAGGAGCCCTTTTTATAGCAATGTAATAAGCTAATCCCGCAGCTAAACAAGGATAAAACCTAAAAGGCAGATCCATTGTATTTATAAAAGTATCTGCATCATCCATACGAGTTAAAGCATTATAATAAATAACATCCGTGCTGTTCTCAGGCGCGGGCCAAATCTTTAAATTAGGCGTAGTTTGTCTGTCTAAAAAGAATTGAGAAGGTCTTCCCGTGCTTGTTTTATTTGGAATACTTAAATACTGATCTCTACTTACTCTTTCCATAGAATAATCTACACTACTTCTACGGACAACCGCAGACAAGATATCTATAACATCCGTACCTAACGAATATTCAGTATCATCCTCCGTTACCGTTTGAGTTCTTTGCGTAATAGTCCATTGGTTAAGCCCCCGATTAGACCATTCCGCTAACATAAGA